GTGTGTTCCCGCTCGCATGTTTTTCAAGGTCTTCTTCGCTAGTGGCGTCATGCGCTCATCCTTTCTTTGGATTGATGTCTGACGTTATGCCAAACATTCTTTTCGGTGCGGCTACATGGCCGAAACGTCCAGGGATGGGTGAAATTTTGACTTCGATGCGGCGACCGCGTTCCAAGTGGTAGGCGATCAATCGCGCCGCCAATATCTCTGCGCCTTGCTTGGTGCAGTAGTCGTGCATTGGCTCGGTGCCGCCGCTAAAAGGCGCTCTGTCTGTTAGCTTGCTCATTCTGTAGCGCTTCCCAATCTTAGCTCTGCCAGACCTTTTGATATTCTGTGCATTTGAAGACACCGTGGTTGACGCTCAATTCCATCGGTATCTCGCATGGATATCCCAATTCTTCGTAGCGGCTTTTGTGGACGATTAGCCTAGCTTTTGTTTCGCGGTTGCCTGACTCGTCGGTAAAGTTGTCGCGGTGTATGGACATCACTTGGTCGGCCTTGTTTGCCCAATGCTGCGAACCGGCAATGCTGCTGTAGGTAATCGGCTCCCTCACGCCAGACCCTATTGGCTTTGCTGGGTGCGCCAGTATCTGCAAGTGCAAGTTGCAAGCCTTCGCCAAGTAGGTGCATTGGTCTAGGCACTCTCCGATCCAACCTGTCTCGGTCTTCTCTGAGCGGCGAAAATTCGGAACAATCATGTTCCAAGGGTCAATAGACGCGGCGCTAATCCCGTGCCTGACGTAGGCGTTGTTGACCATATCAACGACCCACTCAAAGCTGGGGCTGTTGCGCGGGTGATGCAGAAATAGAAAGTGGTCCTCAATCCAGTCGTCGGCTTCTTTCTTCTGCGCGTCAGACATTTCGTTCTCAAGCCGTCCCCAATAGGCGCTGCGCAGATTGCGACGCACAAAGGGCTTCTCTCTCGTTTCCATTGACATGATGGCAACGCGAATGTCGTAGCGGCGCACGATCTGCGCCCATAGCTGCTGGCTAAGGTGGCTCTTGCCGTGTCCGGGCCAGCCCGACATGACCGACAGATGGCTCGGTGAAAACATCAGGCGGGATTCCCATTCCGGCCATCCTTGCCACAGGGTCAATGCTGGTGGCTCTGGTATTTCCGAAAGGCGGTAGATGCCTTCGATGGGATAAGGCGCAGGAGACTCGCGCAAGTACATACTGAGGCCCTCTGCGCCCCATTTCATCAGAGCATCGTTGGCATCCTTGATGCCCTGCGGCCAATCGACCCAAAAGCACTGCGCCGCTCCGATGACGTGCGCTAGGTCGGCGCGCAGATGCCTGCCAGGTTCGTCATTGTCTGTGACCAATATGATGCGCTTGCATTTAAGTAAGAACTCTTTGAGCGCGTCGGCAACGTAGCCGTATCGTTTAGCCTCGGCTGGGTTCTCGGTCTTGTTCGCTGGTGCGCCGCCCACAACACTCAGCACCCCGTGCGGCGGAACGCCAGCCTCGATCAGAGCCAGAGCGTCCATCTCACCTTCAGTGATATAGATTTCGTCTAGCGGACCAGCCGCAACAGCCGCTTGGTTATAGAACTGCTGTTTGCCGCCACTCTTCTGTCTGAAAACCTTGTCCGCTAGGCTGCGGGCTTTCCAGTTAACAATCTCGCCGTGGGCATCAAGATAATTAAAGATGATGGTCTGTTTATTGCCGTCACCATACGACGTGATCTCGCCGCCAACGCTCATTTTTCGCAGAGTCTCGGGGCTTATCTTTCTTCGCAAAGCCCACTGAACTGTCTCTTGATCTAGCCTCATCGTAACCCCCTCGCCATTCGCAGTGATGGCAGTACCACATAACCTCGGTGCCTTTCCGCGTTATCGAAAGCGCACGGTCGGCTTTGTTTTTCCGGTGATCGGTGCATCGTGGGCAGCGGTGCTTTCTTGAGCCTGTCGCTGCGCTCACGATGCTTGCGATCTCTGCGTTATCTTCCTGCCAGCCCATAACTCGCAAACACCTTGCCGTTCTTATGCTGAAATGATGTGTCTATTTCGAGGCCGTCTTCCCGCAGTTCGGCAACACGAGCGGCCAGCCTAAAGCAGCCCCACTTTTCAAGGGCCTGTACTGGCGTGATGCGGTGCCCTCTTTCGAGCCACGCTTGAATCTCTGCTTTCTGCGAAATTGATTTAGCCATTTTCTTCCCCTTTTTCCCATGCTCTCCACCTTGATAGAAAGCGATCACAGTCCTGTGAAACTTCAAACACGTCGATAGAAATCCCGGCTTTGGCTTCCGTGTAGGTCTTGAAGCAAGAAATCTCAATGATCTGCTTGTCGTCTAAGATCGCGCCGTTCTCTCCGCAGATCGCGTCCATTGCAGCCTTCAAGACGTTGTCTAAATCGGGCTTGATGGCGTGATGGCCACCGCTGGTGAACAACTGCGTTCTCCGCGTTCTGCTGTAAGATTTTGGCGGCTCGAAAAACGCTGCGAAGTGAACGATCACTGGCCTTCCGGTTGGCTTCTTTCCAGTCAATCGCACCGCAGCGGCCAGCCTGATCTGATCCTCGTAATCCCTGGTTTTCTGCGGCGTATAGACATGGCCGCTTCTCGCCATGCGGGGGCGACCCTTTGCGACAGGCACCCCCGGCACGTCCAAAGTGAAGTAAGGCCGGTCAACCAACTTGTTTTCCAGCCACAAGCATGTCGTGGCAATCAATCCATCGTTGGACATCGCCTTCCGTCCCGCCGACCGCTATGACCGCCTTTATGATGGCCTGCGCTTGGATAGATCGCTCCCGCGTCCCAGATGCGGCGTTTGCGACCCCTACTGGAGTATTCTGGGCCTGCTGCGCCTGAGCTGGGGCTGAAACGCTGCCAGAGGGCTGTGTTGGGCTGGCAGGGGCATGATCGCCCATTACTTCCTTGATAATCCCGTTTCCAATCTCAGATGTCTCAATTCCTTGATATTGGCTAGAAACGAGTGGGACTATGTAGGTCTTCCCGACTTTCATTGTTCCGACTTTATTAGGCCAGCATTTGATCTTTACACCCCCAGTCGTGTGGATAGTTGTGGGTCGGTCCTTGCCGTTGGCGGCCTGTCCTCCTGCGACGATCTCGGTGATCGTGATCTGCGTGTCCGTCACTTAGTTCTCCTCCAAATTAGCCAAGAAAAGGGTGGGGAACGCTGCGTTTGTCGGAACTCAGCGTCCCCCAAACAGCGTCGGGAGGCTAAAACCCCGCCGCTGCCGTTCATCAAAAGACCTCTGCCGCTGGCTTGTAGCGAGACAGCACCAAGGCTGCCTCGAAAGCGGCTAAGTCTTCTGGGTAATTGTTCGTAAAATTAATCGGGTCCACCTCGCCAGTCGCTCGGCTGAAGCGGACTAGGGTGCAGCCATCAATCTGGTCGCCTAAGTCTTCAAGCATCTTGCGGTAGGCAGATAGCTGGCCAACGTGTCCCGCCTTCAGTCCTGCGTCTTTTTTCGTGATGCCTTTCCAGTCCAAAACGTGGATTTTTCCGCTTTTTAATTTGGCAACCATGTCCACCGTTCCTGCGATCTTGTAACGCTCGGAGTAAATGCGGCGTTCGACGCTGATGACCTCGGCAATATTGGATTTGAACCAGTCTCCAACACTCTGCTGACACTTTGCCACCGCCAGATCGTCATCTAATGCTGGCGTCAGGCCGTGGGCTAAGTCCTCTATATATTTGTGAACCGAAGTTCCTGTCGCTCCAGCCTTCTTCGTGAAGTTGTCAGGGGCTTTGCAGATCGCCTTGGCCCACGCCAGCTTGGCATCAGCGTCATCAAATACGCTGGCTATCTCTTTGCTTGCGAGCAGCTCTTTCCTTATCAGAGCAGCGCTCCACGCCACTGGTATTGAGAACGAGACTGGATAAGCGCCAGCCACGCTAGAAACCGACCTGTCAACTTTCTCGTTGTTCCACTCGTATCGGTGAGTGCTGTCCTGATAAGTCAGGGTGCCGTCCGCAATTTTGTGAATCTCAATCATCGAACACGTCCTTGTCTTGGAGCAGGAAGCCAGCGCCGTCACAAATATCACAAGGCACCAACTGCATTGCAGGGTCATTAGCGTTGCGGTCAGCCAACGATCCTCGGCCATCGCATTCGCTGCAATCGGCTTCTTTGTAGGGCCAGTCGTCGCTCATTTGTCGCCCCCCAGCTTCCGCTCCATCGTTTCGGCCCAAGCATCTAGCATTGCTTGAAGGCGCTCGCGGAAATTGGTTGAAGCGCTTTCCAGTTCAAGGGCTGTGGCTGTCAAAGATTTATGAGTGAACTTGGTCAGCGAGTTCGGCATCAGCTTCTTTTCGCCAAGCATCATCTCGTTGTGATCCATATCCATCTCAATGTAGTTCAGCTCTGCAATGATGTCGTCTAACTCGTCCGCCACGGCCTCAATCCTGCGGAAGCGATTGGCTGTCTCGCTGCGCTTATCCTTCAGCGCTGGGAACTTAATGATGTTTTCATACCAGTTTCTCATAGCGTCAGCGCCCAACCCGCCGCCACAACCGTCGCGATGATCAGGGCTAGATGCAGCCCAAAATTCGCTGTGGCTTTGACGCTGCGCTGAAGCCTTGGGGCATCGCGCATCAGCATGGCGACAAACATCAGCCTTTGGATTTTGGTGCCCCACTTGGGATCATACTTCTTCATGGTTTAGCCTCTCTTTGGCGTTGGCCGAGAAACAGAAGGCACCCAGCGATTGCAAATAGGATGTGGAAAGCTGGACGATGCGTTATGGGGTCGCCGATATGCGTGAAATAAATCATTCCCACGCAGCCGAAGCCAACCATGAACCCTGCAAGCAGTGATTGGATGCTCATGCTTCACCCGCAAAGTCAGCCAATAGCCGTGCGAAGTCGCAAAGCTGTCGCCTTGCAGCAATCGCCAAGACTGCTCTTGACGATGTAGCAAGCAGAAATGAGCGGAAAGGGTTTTGCGTGTTCATGCTGCTTCTCCATCCGATTCCACAGCCATGCGCTGTGCCAAATCAATCAGATAACGCGCTTGGTCGTCATCTGGGGCCATCGCATAGGTCGCAGCCATACAAACCGTCAGCATGGCTGCTAGACCGCTCATCTCGTCCACTTTGGCTTTATCAAGCCGCTCAAGAGCGTCAAGCGCAACGTCGTAGGCTACTTGGTAGTCTTTTTCATTGAATGACATGGCTCAGCCTCTGCTTTCTGCAAAGGCGCTTACCGTGACGTGCCAAGGAGCCTTATTCAGCACAATCGCGTCAGGGTATTTCTCGGCAACGTGGGCTAGGATTGCCTCAGTGCGGTCTGTCCCGCGCTTTTTCTTAGACCATTGCCAGATATCAGCGCCATCCTTGACGAGGATGCTACGCGCTAATTTTGACTTGATAGATTTGTGGAAGTCTTGACGTTCGGCTTCTTCGTGACACCAGACTTCTATGTCTCTTGGGATAGGCTCCTTGATTTTTCCTCTTATCTCAGGGAAATCGTCAAAGATCAGCGGGGCCAAGTTGGCTTTGCACCAATCGTTTATCTGCTTGAGGGTCAAGGCAGAGCCTGATTTGACCTCATACTGCATGTCTGCGCCGCCCTGCCCGTCGTTCTCCACTTCAAAAGCGGCACGACCGTTGACGTAGAGTGTGGCGGTATAGGCTAGGGTTTCATGGGAAAGCCCCTGATGGATGCGGACCTTCTTGAGTTCAAGATTTAAGGTGTTCATGCTGCACCTCCCGCCTTGAACTCGCTGACCATCTCTTTCAACTCACCCCAAGAAACTGTCCATCCTAAGTTAATTAGGTTGTAAGCGTCAGCGTAATGAGTTCCTTCTTCATCTTCGGGGCCGAGTGCACCCTGTAAGCAAGATACGTTCCAGTCGTTTGCCACCCAGCTTACAAAGTCGTCAGCATCCACTTTTTCTTCCGCAAGCAATTCAATCAGGCACTGATCTGTGAGGTGCATGGGCGTGCCGTCAAGTTCTGGGTACTTGCTAGAAAAGTAATGTTTTTCAGTCATTGCTTTAGCCTTTGGTTAGTTCCGACAAGAGGAGTATGGGCTAGGTGCAATGGCACCGCAAGACCTTTTATGGCTTTCTTTGCCAGAACCCACAGCCTAAAGTGGGCCAACGTGGGGATATTTCCCGCAGTCGGGTCGGAAACTCAGCGTTTCACGGCCAGCATTAGGATTGGAGATCTAACAGTGAATGATGAGTCAATTGAGCTTCTTGAGACGCTAGATCCGTTTCTGGTCCGCCACGGGCTGGCTGATAGCGCCTTTGGGATAGCCGTGGCCAACAACAGCCACCTGGTCCGGCGTTTGAGACAGGGCGTCCCCCTTCGGCGGTCGAGCGTGCTTAGGATTAGGAAGTACATGCAGCGTCGGGATCTAGACCTATGAACCCTGCGAGCAGCGTATGACGTGGCGGCAGCTACCGGCTATCTGGCAGCTCAAGGACTTATTGCCGACCGACAAGCTGGTTCTGCTGGCGCTCGCACAGCATGGGGATAGCGCTGGTCGCAATGCTTATCCAGCCCAAAGCACCCTTGCCGGTTATTGCAATGTCACTGCCCGAACCGTCCGGCGCTCGCTCCGAACCTTGATTGACAAGGGAATCATCACCCCATCAGGAAAGGGCCGCATCGGCACTATCAGGTACACGATCAACTTAGAGATCAGCACCGCCACGCCCAAGCGCAGTAGGTCATCAGCGTCCGCAGGGCCAGGAAGTGAGCGTCCTATAATCCAATCAATGAATCCAGATAAGAAAGAAAGAGGGGTAATGATTGATCGGTTCTCCTCCAACGTAATCTTAGATTCTTTAGAAAGAACCAAAGACGTTCATTAGCAATCCGCCACCCTCGCACCAAATCGCCAGCCCAGAACGGGAACAATCGGCCAAACCGGCGCGTCTTCTTTTTAAGATGTGGGGCGATAACCCTTTGATACCTTTAGGTTAAACGGGTTGAGAGAGGTTGGATGCTGGGCCTGGACAGGCGGAGGGGAGGGACGCCCCCCGCCAAAAAGAGAACAAATCGAGAACAAAGCAAGAACATAGCGGGAACGGTTCCAGTTCCGAACCCAAGCCCTAAACCAAACCAGTTCGGGGGCGGCTGCCAGGCACAGCTAGGCATAGGAGCGCGACACAGACCGCTGGGCGCGTTGCTTCGATGGCTCTGGGGCTGGTGGGCAAGGGCCTTGGCTGGGGGCAGGCAGCAATCCGCTGGGGGCTGGGGCCATCCAGGCCTGTCTGGGTTGGGCGAACGGGAACAGAAGGGGAACAAAACGGGAACAAAGGGGGAACAAAAGGGGGCCCTGGGCAGATTTTCATTTCTGGCAGATTTCTGCGGTTTCGGGGCCAGGGGGCCGTTGCGTTGGCCTAGCTGGCATAACCCACGTGCAAAAACTCCTCTCATTTGAGCCTTTGCTTATGCCCCCCCCCTAATTGATTGCCGGGTTGTAGGCTTCCCTAAAATTGGGATATATAAAAAAGATGAGTTCTCAGGCCGACGTTGATGATGATCCTGAAGTAGCGCCCGGATCTTTGCGGGCCGGGGCTGGCAGGCCAGCGCATAAGCCTATCGATACGACCCGCAAGATGGTGACGAGCGCCGTGGGCATGGGGCTGGACCAGATCTCGATCAGCGCCTTGCTGGATATAACGCCGAAGACGCTGCGTAAGTTTTACCGGCACGAGCTTGATACGGGTGCCGCGAGGGCGAACCTGAGCGTGGCACGGAGCTTGTACGAGCGAGCCAGCGGGGGCAAAGATACGATAGCCAGCATATTTTGGCTAAAGGCCAGGGCTGGCTGGGTCGATACTAAAACCCCAGATGCTAATTTGCCGTCGCAGATACAGGTGACTTTTGCGCTGCCTGACCCGAAGGATGCGGTAGAGCAGCAAAAGGCGATGGTTGATGTGACGCCTAGAGAGACAGAAAAAGAAGCAGAAGAAGAGTCAGAACCCCACTAAGTATTTATTGGAGTTGTTTCTATGCCCGGACTTTATGCCAACATGAACGCTCGCAAGAAGAAGAAGATGTCTCGTTCTAAGAAGAGAAGCACGATTTCCCCCAAGGTTTACGGCCAGATGAGCAGCAAAAAAGGCGGATTTGCGCCAAAACCTAAGCCCATAAAAAGGGGTTAGCCGTGGCTAAAGTGACGAAAGGGACAAAGAAGTCGGTGAGTGCCCCAAAAGGTTTTCATTGGATGAAGACTGGCACCCGCCTTACGCTGATGAAGAACACTGCCGAGGGGGACAAGCCGCATAAGGGTGCCAGCACAAAAGCATCTTTTGACGTGCAAAAAGTTCATAAGGGGTGATCTGAAATGGCTAAGTATAAGGGGCGCACGGTCACGCTGAATAAACCCCGCCGGATTTCTGCTGGTGAAACCAGCTATGGGAAGAAGAAGTCTGTCGTTTACGTTAAGGATAAGGGCAATGTTCTGCGGGTAACATTTGGCGACCCAAATATGAAAATTCGCAAAAACGAGCCTGGTCGGAAGGCAAGTTTCCGGGCACGGCATAAATGCGCTGATCCTGGGCCTAAGACTAAGGCGAGATACTGGTCCTGTAAGGCTTGGTAGCTGATTTGAAAATAGAAATACCCTACGCCCCACGCCCCCAGCAGCTTGATCTACACCAAGATTCGTCCCGTTTTAAGATTTGTGTTTCCCATAGACGCTGGGGCAAGAGCGTTTACGCGGTTACGGAGCTGCTGCGTAAGGCGCTGGAGATACAAACCGAGCGCGGAGATGGCCGGTTTATGTACCTGGCCCCGTATTATCGGCAGGCCAAGCAAGTCGCCTGGGATTATCTTTGCTACTACGCCAAGGATTTGCCCGGCACCAAGATTAACCAGTCAGAGCTACGGGTTGATTTGATTAACGGTAGCCGTATTAGGCTGGCTGGGGCCGGAGATGACCCTGATGCGCTGCGCGGGATTTTCTTAGATGGCGTTGTGCTGGACGAATATGCCGATATGTCGCCCAGGGTCTGGAGCGAGGTGATTCGTCCATCTTTGGTAGATAGGAAGGGGTGGGCGATATTTATTGGGACGCCAAAGGGGAGAAACCACTTTTGGCGGTTGTATGAGGATACCGCTGGGGATAAGGAGTGGTACCGAAATATCTATAGGGCCTCAGAGACAGGGGTTATCGACCCGCACGAGCTTGCAGCCGCAAAGCGCGAGATGGGTGAAGATGAATATCTCCAGGAATTTGAGTGTTCTTGGACTGCTGCGATCAAAGGC